GTAACTCTAGGCGCAGGTATACATGACTTACCTAATGGCAACCAGTATGCGTCCTACACGTTCAGCGCACCTGATCTCGTAGATGTACAAGAGGGTGACAATGAAATCCTCAAGGACTTCTTAGAGTTTGTTGAAGTTACTAATAGTGGCATCCTATCTAAGTGGGATGAAAACAATCGTCAGGACGTAGATGATTATGAAAAGGAGATCATTGCTTCTATTGTTGACGTAGAGGAGTTTGAGTAATGGAGCATCCTGCAGAGCTATCTCTTCACAGCTACATGAACTCTGTTCTTGCTGGTAAAAAGGGGATGGATCAAAGCATAATTGATAAGGTTATGTCTGATGTTGGAGATGCTATGAATAAGCAGTTCAACGGCGGTCCAAGGGATGCATTTAGATTAAGGATGTCCAACATTGGGCGTCCTACTTGTCAGCTTTGGTTTGATAAGAATGAGCCAGAGTACAAGACAGCATTCCCGCCACGCTTTTTAATGATGATGATGATTGGTGACATTGTAGAGGCTGTGTTTAAAGGCTTACTACGTGGTGCTGACGTTGACTTTGAGGACAATGCAAAGGTTACGCTTGACTTAGATGGGCGTAAGATCAATGGCGAGTACGACATGAAGCTAGACGGTAAGGTAGATGACGTTAAGTCTACCTCTCCTTGGTCCTACACTAACAAGTTTGCCAGCTTTGAAGCACTCAACTCTGGTGATGGGTTTGGTTACATCCCACAGCTTGTAGGCTATGCAGAAGCAGAAGGCGCTCCTGTAGGGGGCTGGTGGGCAATCAATAAAGGTACAGGTGACTTCAAGTATGTCTCTGCAGCTAACGTAGACAAAGAGAAAGTCTTAGATGAGATGAAGGCTACAGTAGCTTACATTGATGAAGACAAACCTTTCAAGCGTTGCTTTGAGGCAGAGCCTGAGACCTTCTATAAGAAGCCTACGGGTAACATAAAGCTTAGTAGGGCCTGTGGCTTTTGTGATTACAAACAACGTTGCTGGCCTCAGTTACAGACTCTTCCCGCTGTAATGTCTAAGGCTAAGGAACCACCAATGGTAGACTACGTACACATTGAAGTTCCACAATAAAGGAAGATACCGCAGCGGTTTAGAGAAAGATATTGCTGCGGTACTCAAAGAGAACCAGAAGAAAGTTAGGTACGAGGCTCTAAAGATTGAGTGGGAAGACTTAAGATATAGAACCTATACGCCTGACTTTGTACTAGACAACGGCATCATAATAGAGTCAAAGGGTATCTTTGATAGTGATGACAGACGAAAACACCTAGAGATACAGAAGCAACACCCAGAGCTAGACATACGATTCGTGTTCAGCAATGCTAAGGGTAAGCTGTACAAGGGTGCTAAGTCTAGATACTTTGAGTGGTGTGACAAAAATAACATACTATGGTCTCATAGAGTTATCCCTAAAGAGTGGCTTAAGGAAAGAGGTAAGCCTATCCTAGCAGATAGAATACCCCTTAAAGTAAAGAGGAAAAGTTAATGGGTGACAGACCTAAGAAAGGCAAAGAAGCACTAATCATAGCTCCAGGTGAGGTTGCTTTAATTATCCAAGCTGTTGATTGGGAGAGTGAAGAAGGCTGGGAGGGTGAGATAAAAACTAACATGGTTATGAACTCAGATGGTGATGTACCTTTAGATGTTATGGCTCACATGGTAGACATATTAACACTTATGACAGCCTTTCTTTCCGTATCAGATGACTACCCTGAAGTGTATGACCTTGTAGAAATGCGAAGAAATGAGCTTATGGGTCTTGACATAGTTGATGGACTAGATGATAACAAAGAGAGTGTAACTAAAGTCGGCAACGTTTATACAATAGACAGGTGGACTAAGACAAAAGGGGACTGCTAATATGGATGACTTAGAAGAGAACACTACCTACGATCCTGTAAATCGACCAGCGCACTACAATCTTGGTGGTGGCGTAGAGTGTATTGATTACATCAAGCAGGTACTAGGTAATCAGGGTTTCATAGCTTACTGTCAAGGTAATATGATTAAGTATCAACACAGGTACAGGTATAAGAACAAGCCTGTGGAAGATATGCAGAAGGCGCAGTACTACTTAAATAAAATGCTAGAAACTATGAACGAGGTACATAAATGATTACACAGGATGACATAGATGGTTTTACCGCTGATCCAGTAAGACCCCTAGAGTACTCAGAGTTTGTAGAGAGTATGATAGTAACAAAGCCAGAAGATAGGTTAATGGAAAACTTACTAGGTCTTTGTGAAGAAGTAGGTGAGCTACACGGTAAGATGAAACGTATGCTAAGAGATGATACCTTCGACAGAAAAGATATCCTTTATGAGTGCGGAGATATTCTGTTCTACACTACCTCAATATCTAATTACTTTGACAGTAATCTACAGCAGCTAATGGAGATCAACATGTCTAAACTAAAGGATCGTGCTAAACGAGGTGTTATTAAGGGTAGCGGAGATAAAAGGTAATATTATGAAGTTCCATGTTAATGTATTGGTTAAGGTTGATCCAGAGGAAAACTTTCTACCTATTGACGGGTTAAATGAAGATGCAGTTGCAGATGTTATACGAGCCTTGCTATACGATGTAGATGGCTTAATTATAGAGAATATAGAGGTTAGAGAGAAATGAACAACAACCAACTACCAACAGACTACCAATCATTTATTCACAAGTCACGGTATGCTAAGTACCATGAAGGCACAGGACGTGAGTCATGGGATGATACAGTAACACGCTACTCAGTAAATATCATCCGTGACTTAGTTGACCCTGAGACAAAGTATAAACTAGAACAAGCTATCTTGGGCCTAGAAGTAATGCCTTCTATGCGTAGCTTAATGACAGCAGGTGCAGCAGCAGAACGTGACAACACCTGTATGTATAACTGTAGCTTCCTACCCGTAGATGACCTTAAGTCCTTCGATGAGGCTATGTTTATCCTCCTCTGTGGCACTGGCGTTGGCTTTAGTGTAGAGAGGCAGTTCATCAGCAAGCTTCCAGAGGTGCCTAAACTCTTCCAGAGCGAGACTAACATCGCTGTCAGAGATAGTAAGGAGGGGTGGGCTAAGTCTTTGCGTCAATTGATTGCGCTCCTATATAGTGGTGAGATCCCAACGTGGGACGTATCTAAAGTACGTGCAGCTGGCGCACCGCTTAAAACGTTTGGTGGTAGGGCTAGTGGCCCAGCGCCTTTGGTAGATCTATTTAACTTCACTATCAACACATTCAAGAAGTCAGAAGGGCGTAAGCTTTCATCTGTTGAGTGTCACGACATCATGTGTAAGATTGGTGAGGTTGTCGTCGTCGGTGGTGTTCGCCGTAGTGCTATGATATCATTGAGTAATCTATCAGATGATCGTATGCGTACAGCTAAGTCAGGCTCATGGTGGGAGAACAATCCACAACGTGCCTTGGCTAACAACTCTGTATCCTACACTGAGAAGCCTGACAGCCTGTCGTTTATGCGTGAGTGGATGTCTCTGGTTGAGTCTGGCTCAGGTGAGCGTGGCATCTTCAACCGTGAAGCATCTAAGAAGCAAGCAGCTAAGAATGGTAGACGTGATCCTAACTATGACTTTGGAACTAATCCATGTTCAGAGATAATTTTACGCCCATACCAGTTTTGTAATTTAACAGAGGTAGTAGTACGTGCTACTGATACTATTGATACCCTATCAGAGAAAGTACGTCTTGCTACCATCTTAGGTACAATTCAAGCTACCTTTACTAAGATGCCTTACTTGCGTAAGCTTTGGCAGACAAACACTGAAGCTGAACGTCTGTTGGGTGTGTCACTCACAGGTATCATGGATAACCCCCTCATGACACTCAAGAACAAAGGATTGGATAAGACCCTTGAGCATCTTAAGTCTATCGCTGTTGCTACTAATGCTGAGTGGGCTGAGCGCCTTGGCATCCCTGTCTCTACTGCTATCAGCTGTGTTAAACCTTCGGGTACGGTATCACAACTGGTTGATTCCAGTAGCGGTATTCACGCTAGGCACTCACCCTATTATATTCGTACTGTACGTGGCGACAACAAAGATCCCCTAACACAGTTTATGAAGGATCAAGGCGTCCCTAATGCACCAGAGGTATTCAAGCCTGACCAGACTACAGTGTTTAGCTTTCCTATGAAAGCCCCTGCTGGTGCAGTATGTACTGCTGACATGTCTGCTATTGAGCAGCTTGAAATGTGGTTAGCTTACCAGCGTAACTGGTGTGAACACAAACCATCTGTCACTATTAATGTGAAGAATGATGAGTGGTTTGAAGTAGGTGCTTTTGTGTACAAGTATTTTGATGAGATGTCAGGCGTATCATTCCTGCCA